CCAGTACTCTGTGTCGGGAAGTAATGTTGGTACCTCTGACGGAACCACTGCGGGGATGCTTTCTACTGGTGCTATTAGTAGTGGAGTTTATTCTCCTGGTACTATCACAGCAAACCAATTAGATGCTACTGGTGGAGAAGCATTCTCCTTTAGTACATCATTCTTACAGGGTGATGCTCTGAGCACAAGTGCTCCTACTGTTGGTGAAGTTAGTAACTTCTCTAGTCAGACTTCTTATACTGCTGGTACTGCAGGTAACCTTGCAGGTACGATTGGTACTGATGGTGGTATTGCTATCACTGCAGGTGGTGCCGGCACAAGTGCAACTGGTCAATTCGTCTCCGAGATCACGGTCATCGATTGATGAATAGACTTCAAGAAGCAATCGGTCTTGGATTGATTCTTGGTGTAATACATGGTTTGGTACAATCAGCTCATGCGGTTCCAGTTGTACCAAACTTTACTCAAGGCTCAATGACTAGCCATACCGAGACAACACAAACTATCACTGAGACCATCAATTCGATGGACTATAATACAGGGTATCAATACTCTGCAACAGGATCTGGAGTGAAAGTAAACGGAACATTATCTCCAGGAACAGGTTCTGTCAATGTTAATATCAATGGGGTGACCTCATCATGGACTGGAGTAACATCAAAACCACAATTTTCTCAAACGAACATAGGGGATCCATTCCAGTTCACCGAAACCTATTCAGGTCCAGGGCTCAGCAATCACACGATTATCCAACGCACCACAGAAGTTCAAAGTGTCACGGACACTACAAGTATATTCTCCCAGTAATTTTAAGTGTATTATTCCCGTCTTCGTCATTGGCTGAAACTGTGGGTGGTGTTAGCGCCACAGCTTCTCCTATTGCTAATTCTTCAGGCAGTGTTACTAATCAGGCTATCCAAGTCCTCCAAGGACCATATATCACCAACACATATGGAGGAGGAATTCAATGTCAAGGACCTACTCTTAACGTAACGCCATTCATCACTGGNTCATTATCACANGCACATCCCTACGAACCTTTTTATAATGACCCAGTGTATGATATGTCAGACTTAGATGATGATGGAGTTTTAGATAATCCAGGCGATATTTTATATTACGTTCCTACTCGAACAGGTCAAAAAAATAATACAAACCTCTCTCTTGGTTTCTCTGCTACATGGTCCTCACCATTAGATAAGAAACTTCAAGAACAGTGTAAGTTAGCTGCAAAGACACAGATAGAATTACAACAGCAACAGATTGCAAATAAACGATTAGACTTTGAGATCGCCAGATTGAAGAATTGTGGTGAGTTGAAGAAGCAAGGTATCTATTTCCACCCCAAGTCGCCATATTATAAAGTGTGTGCGGATGTGATTGTTACTAACCCTGGTGGTGTCATCCCTCCCCACAGACATACTATTCCCTCCCCTTCAAAATCCGAACAGCCTTATTCCTCGAACGCTGCTGACCTCGGCGCTCCCTTAACGACTCAACCTTAACTTTCTTACCAATCATTGTTTTCANNTTGGTAATTATTTTTTTGATAGTTGGTTTAATGAGTTTGAGTAAAAGATCTGCTAAGGGTTTTGCCAACAGAGCAGAAGTAGTTGCAACCACTGCAATTGATGCTGTAGTTGTAACTGTACTTACAGGAGGAAGATACTCTTCCACCCATGGTATTTCTGGTTGAGTTTCTACTTGTTCTTTCTCCTCTGTAACTGCTGTTACAGGAGGAGTATTTGGTATCTTTGGTGTCTCTGGTACAGGTGGTGTTGGTGGTGTCGGAACCTCAGGGACTTCTGCAGGTCTCGTTATGACTAATTGCTCAGGTTCATATTGAATAGGATCATAACTAGGAACACCAGCATCACAAATTGTAAAATTACCTTTTGGGTCATCATTGGGGAGTGTTGAAGATGTTGAGTTACGGGCTTCAACACAACCAGGCATCTGTACAATTGGAACACCAATATCTAAGGTGACAGGAGCTCTAATTCCCGATACCACAGGTGGAATGTTATATGACTCCACTTGAATATTGATGGGTTTTATCTGTATGGGTTTAATTTCCATCAAATAATAATATTAGAAAGGTAGCGAAGGAGTAGAAGAACCGCCACCAGGAATTGCACCACCAGTTGCTCCAGGGAGTTCAGGCATTGCAGCATCCAACATACCAGGGAGAGCTTCTGAAACTGCAGCAGTTACACCTTTAACAAGTTGAGACTTTGCATTGTTGATGATGTTATCTTTCTCAAGGTAAACCCATGCTCCACCTACAACAACGGAGAGTGAAACTAGTCCCGAAAACAATGCGATCCCGTTAACGATCTTTTGCATTTTCTTACACCCTTTTAAAAGTTCTTCTATATCTATAAGAAATTACTTTCTAATTCTTACAGGCCAAGTGATTTCCATGCCTACCGTAAGTAGGATTGCAAATCCAAATACAAAGATTGGAGTCATACTAAAGTTCCATGTTGTCTACGAATCTCACGTAGTTCTTCGAAGTTCTTTTGTTTAGTTCCACCATCATACGACCAGGCATATCCTTCCTCAATCATCTGTTCGTTCAACGATAATTCTGCATCTCCAATATATAACCAACCAAGAAGGCGGCCATACTTACCCATACCACCAACCAGTTCAGTTCGAATGACAAGATCGTCATCACCATCGATAGCACCTTCTAGTTTTTCTTTCATCCAGTTGGTAGCGTGAATACCTAATTCTTTCTCCTCAAGGTCCCTCGTCCTCTTCTCTGGTGTATCAACGCCTGCAACTCTAACTCTTTCTTTCTTGAATAAGTCAAACCCAAGATCAATGGTGACATCAATAGTATCGCCGTCAACAACACGATTTATCTCAACTACCCTGAAGTTGTAACACGACTTCCGACTTGGTGGTACCATTGCGCCCATGATCGATCTCCTTTGAATCTGCTGATACTGCAATGCCTATGATGAATGTTGCTGCAGCGATTACTGCACCAGCACCAGCAACCCAACGTTCCAATACGCGAATACGATCACGAAGTTTTTCTAGATCTTCGTTTGAACGGTCAATACGTTGATGAACCATTTCAATTCGACGAACAGAATTTTCAAGGGTACTTTCTAATACCGCAAGTTTAGTATCCTGTTCCGCATCTTTGTTGGTAAGGTCACTCATCTTTCATTTCATCAAAGGCCATACGCATTATATAGACGATGTAATACACCACACCTGCTAAAAGTATTATTAAACACCAAATAATACTCCAAGTAACATCATTGACATCACTCAGAGGACGAAGTATTAAGTTCATGGATTTCTTGGGTCAATACCCAAATGAATAAGATACTCAATCCACCAATCTTGATCTTTGATGTATCTCCAGTTAGGTACCTTTTGATTTCTTTCTACCGTATAGTATTGGTAGAGGGCGTCATCGATAGTCTGTGAGATCTCCATACTCTTCATCCTCTTCGTCAACGTCCTCATATGGATTTGCCACGTAGGGTCCATGGGGTTTTCTGGATTCTGCTTTGACATAGTTCTTCTCGTCGTTGACTGCAAAGATCCACAGACTTAATTTCATTACCACCCAGATTGTTACTAGTGGTAAAAAACAAGCTACTAGTATCATGGGTTTCATTTGTCAAAGGGCTCCCAATGTTCCCAACCATATTTATGGACTAGGTGCATACCTACGATAGGTACGACAACTAAAATGTATCCTAGGAATCCAAGGGCGGGACCTGATTCCATCCAGTGTCTAACGAACATTTGAACTTGGTTCATCGAAATACTCGGGGAAAGGACAACCTTTAAATTTTTGAATCTCATCCACAGACAAAACGAACATACAGGTAAACCCCAAACAAAAAGCAAATATCACTTGTGGAAAGTTATAATTACAGTCGTTTGCTGAAGGGTCTTCTGGTTCGTCGTCGTGTGGAAATCTCATGCTGGATAATCCCAGTTAGTAATAAAGTTTACCTTGTGAGATGGTCCCCAATTACCCTCACGATAGATGTAAGGATTGGTTCTTACTCTACATTTGTCACCAGTACAAAGTAGATCATCTACAATTCTCCATGATTCTAACACTTCTTCAGAATGAATGAAGTGTGATTGATCACCATTTAGAGCATCATATAAAAGTTTTTCGTAACCATCGACACCTAACCAGTCTGGATATCTGTGAGATAAAGTTGCAAGTTCAACCTGTTCACCAAGACCAGGAGACTTCACATCAATCTGANTNNCAAGNTCNACCTGTTCACCAAGACCAGGAGACTTCACATCAATCTGAATATCAAGGTGGGCATGTGGTTGTANTCTCATNACAATACGACCTGGTGTCTCACCTTCAAACAATCCAACAGGAGGTGCCTTGAGTTTGACAACAACCTCGACACATTGATAAGGCATCTTCTTACCACTCATGAAATAGAAAGGAACACCTTGCCATCTCCAGTTGTCGATGAAGATATCACCAGAGACGAATGTGGGAGTGACGCTCTTTGGATCTACACCATCTTCATCTTTATATCCTTCATACTGACCTGCAACATATTTGTCACCGAGTCTTGTTGCTGATAAAACTTTTGTCTTCTCTCTACGGATCTCAGTTGCATTCATTCGACATGGTGCTTCCATCGTAATCAATGACAGAACCTGTAACATGTGATTCTGTAACATGTCACGTACTACACCAGCACCTTCATAGTATTGAGACCGTCCTTCACAACCAATAGTTTCAGTTGCAAAGATCTGAACTTCTTCTATATACTCCCTGTTCCAAAGTGGTTCAAGAAGTATATTGCCAAACCTTGTAGCAAGAATATTGTTGACAGTATCTTTACCAAGATAATGGTCAATGCGATATACTTGTTTTTCGCGTAGATGTCGCTGAACCACAGACTGTAGATGATCAGCAGATTCAAGATCGTACCCAAAGGGTTTCTCGATAACCACTCTGGAGTGGTCGGGGTCGTCAAGGAATCCCGCTTCCTTGAGATTGATGATAGCATTCTCATAACGTTCTGGTGGTACAGATAAGAAGTATGTTGTGTCTACACTTTCATCGTGAAGAATTTGTAAACTATCTTGGTTATCCAAATCACAACATCTGAAATCTAACCAATGACAAAACTCTTCTGGATAATCACCAAGATGTTCTAACCAAGATTCTTTAGAGTAATCTCTACGAGACGCACCAACAATTAATATGTCCTCTGGAAGAAGTTGTTTCTTCCACAACTCAAAGAGTGCAGGGATAAGTTTTCTTTTACAAAGATCACCAGTTGCTCCGAAGATAACAATGCGTCTAGTGAGCGGTTCCGTTTCCGTCATAATCCTCCGAGTCGTAGTAATCGTTGTCACCTTTAAGTCGTCCAAATGTGATGGTGGCACATACAAAGGGTATTGCCGACCATAATAAGAATTGTCCAAATGTCATTTCTCCCACCCCTTATTACATTGTTCGCATCCTTTACCACCACATTTGCGGCAAATCCAGTGAGTACTATCTGACATTGTGTCCTCCGAACATATATCTCATACCATTCAAGATTTTGTTACCGTATTCACCAAGTCTTCTTGAGTTAAATCTCTCAAAGAGGGCAGCACTAATAACAGGAGTGGGTACACCGAGATCCACAGCACTGTGAAGAGTCCAACGACCCTCACCAGAGTCTGATACTCCTCCATCGAACTTGTCCAATTGAGGATCATGCCGCAGAACATCAGCGGTAAGGTCGAGTAACCAACTACCAACAACAGAACCACGACGCCAAAGCTCAGCCACTTCAACACAGTCAATATCATACTGATAATTTTCTGGATCGTCCATTGGGGCAACTTCTGCATCTCCCTCCTTTACATACTTACTACCAAGATTAGCATGTTGGAGGATGTTAAATCCTTCTGCATATGCTTGCATTATACCATACTCTACACCATTATGTACCATCTTTACAAAGTGACCTGCACCAGGTGGTCCACAATGTAACCAACCGTACTCAGCACTGGTTGCGTTTGTGAAGGGATCAGTACGGGATGCAGCGGAAATGCCAGGTGAGAGTGCCCTGAAAATGGGGGCACAGACAGATACTGCGTGATCTGAACCACCAACCATAAGACAGTATCCACGCTCCAGACCATAAACTCCACCACTAGTACCGCAGTCAAGATATTGGATGCCAAGTTTTTCCAACCTTTGCGCTCTCCTCCGAGAATCTTTAAAGTTGCTATTGCCATGGTCAATAATAATATCCCCGTCGCTAAGTAATGGTAGTAACTCATTAAGTGTGTCCTCTACATTTTCTGCTGGTACAACCATCATGAAGATGCCTGGACCTTTTTTCTTCACACCACCGACAAGACCTGGAATGTCCACAGAGACATGATCAACATAACCATTTTCCAAACACTCTTGAGCCTTCTCGTAATTCCTACGATAACCCCATACCTCGATTCCTTCTCTCATCATACGGCGAGACATACCCTCACCCATACGACCAAGACCAATAAGACCTACCTTCATTTAATCATCTCCATTGCTTCCTTTAATTCCTGTGCGTGTGTAACTTCATCGTTTAAGATTTTAATAATGTCCTGGTCATCACCATCTTCATATGCAAGATATTTAGCATATGTTTCTGCTGCATGCAATTCTATTTCGTAGGAGAGATGGTAAGCATCGCGAGGAGATAACCAATAATAAACCACGTTGACCCAATAGTAGACAAGTACAAGGTGTCTGGCGAAAAAGCGATCCACCCAATAAGCACTACCGCCCCGACTCTCCATGTATTCCAGATGTTCTGTTTCGTTAAGTGTTTGAGCAAAATGTTCCTCCATCAGATAGATGTGTTCTGGTCCACGTAATCCTAAGGACTCTCTTAAATGTAGAACACTTAAGAAAGCAAAGTAAGGTGCTCGAGCAATTTCTTCAAGCACCCAAAACCTTTGGAAATGTCTCCCTCTATACAGGGAGTCTATGATACCGACCGTGAAATTTAAAAACAAACTATTAAGTTTCTTCATCTTCGTCGTGATCGTAGGTTAATCGACAATCCCAACAGTAGTCTTCTTCCCACTCAGGTTCATAAAGAGGACAAGGTTCTTCGAAGAGATGCTCCATTCGTAATTGTTTGATGCGTTCTCTTAAAGACTTGTAGAATTCTCTTCTTTGATCTGAATTCATTCGACATGAACTGTTGCAATCATACCTGCACCCTTGTGGGGTCCACACCAATAAGTATAGTCACCCGACTCTGGAAATTCAACAGTAAAGTCTTCACCTGGTAACATTGCCAGNGCTTCGTGACCTAATTCTGGATGATCTTCCACAATTACATTGTGAGGTGGAAGCATGTTATTGATAAAATGAACTGACTCTCCTGCAGCAATGGTGACTTCTGAAGGTTCGAATACAAGGTTTCCTTCATATCCCATTTGTACATCGACTGCCCATGCAGGAACAGCAAAAAATAATGTAGCGATGAATGCGAAAATAAACTTCATAAAGTTTACGCAACTACACTATCTATACCTTTCTAATTGAAGTNTAACGAGGATTTGTCTTGACTTCCTGACTAACCATTTCACCAAATTCCGTCACACATTGACCCCATTCTGCTCTTGCATCTGGGGCACCTATTGCTTTTTTTGCCACAAAGTGTGCCACTCCCTCCACAGAACAGCACACTCATCCGACTTCTTTTGTAAATGTGGTTCCCGATACATGGGAAACCTATTCCTACTACTTAAGTATTTATGATTACATCTTGTAAGAATCGTCGGACTTAGCAGGTCCTGGATTTCCAATTTGAAGTGGTGCTTGTTCAATTCTAATTGTCTGAGCAGGAGCAGTAGCTGATGCCTTTTCAATCAACTTCTCCATATCGGATTTACTGATACCACCTGATGCACCACCACCGTTTGTACCACCGTTCTTATTCTTAGCAGTCTGAACTCCAAAGGTAGCCAGCACGCCTGTAAAGACGGATGCGATAAAAGTTGGATCGATCTTACCTTGCGGGAAACCAGGAATCGTCACATAGTTGAGTGTGAGGATGCCACCAGACCAGATAAGAATACCAAGTCTTACAAAAGTAGAAACAATAGCAAGTTGTTCCTCAGAGTCTTCTGCTTTCTCCTTCAGTTTTCCAAGAGGACCTTTCTTCTTTGGTTCCTCTTTTTTTACTTCAGTCTTTACTTCTTCGGGCATTGGTCACCAGCAAGTAAATTTATTTAGAAAAAAAGGGCCTCATTGAGACCCTTGATATACTGGTTGCATTAAACCTGAGTCTGGACCATTGTCATCATCATCAGAAACATCCTCACTCAATAGGGCTGCAAAGATAAACCCTCCTATGAGAGATGTAGCTATGAGTAACATATCGTTCACCAGATTCCTGGGATGATTTGTCCTGTGGTTGCGTAACTACCCATCGCAGCGATCACTCCGATCATTGCTGCCCAACCATTGATGCGTTCTGCTCTTTCGTTCATTGTTTTGCCTCTTGTGTTTTGTTTGTGATAATAATTTTTTCACCGTCGTGGGTGAATTGTAACTCGTCATCGGGATCCCAAAGTAACTCTTCATATAAATCATCGAGTCTCTGGATATCCCTCCATAGTGCGTCTGGATCTGGCATCGTAATCTTCAAAATAACTTATCTATACCAAGCAACCATTGTAAATCTTTTACCTGACTTTAGGGGTTTGACCCTATGCATTTTTTGTGAAGGAAAGACAATGAAGTCTCCTTGATCAAATTTGGTGGTGTAATTTTTTCCAGTTCCAGTTTTGATTTGAAACTCTCCACCAGTATAGTCAGATTTTTTTGATAGACAATAGACTAAACTTAGTTTTCTTGTGCCCTTTGGAATGAGTTTATCATCTTGGTCAGAGTGCCAACCGTAGTGACCCCCTTTACCCTCATACCTTGTGAATTGTATGTGGGTTTGCCAATCAGTCAATTCCATGTTCCAAATCAGACTATTGACATTATGAAAAATTGATTCAATAGTCTGAGTGATGTAATTGGGTTGATCAACACTCATATACGAAAAGGTAACCTTTCTGTCTTCAATGTATTGGTCATTCCAACGTTTGTCAGTCATGACCATATCACATTCAGGTGTCGAATTTTCTTCGAATGATCTCCTGATCTGAGTTGGAAGAGAATCATCACCTAAATTTCCAATAAAGAAATCTTCGGTAATGATTTTTTTCATAGATTCTCTTCCTGATCAGAGAGAATTACACAATCACTTGTTGGATATGCAACACAGGTTAGAATGTATCCCTCTTCGATTTGATCATCATCAAGGAAGGATTGTTCCTCATTGTCCACAGTTCCACTGACGATCTTACCAGCACATGCAGAACATGCACCAGCCTTACAAGAGTAAGGAAGGTCTATACCAGCCTCTTCAGCCGCCTCAAGGATGTACTGATCNNNNGCACACTCGAAGGTAGACTTTGAACCGTCAGGAGTTTGAATTGTGATATTATAGTTCATTGATTAATAAGTTTCAGATAGTTGTTCTACGGAATACGCCAACAGAACAAAGAAGGCGATACTAGATATTGTAAAGATTGATGCGGTCATTGTCAAGTTCCTAGTTCGAGAAAAAACTTGGTTTCATCACCTGGAGTATTCTCGTAGATGGATGAGTCACCATAAGTTTTGTGGTCTTTGTATCCNACCATACGACCCTTAGTGTTCTGCAGTGCAGGCATAAAGGCGATNAGGAAGAAAATTGCAGGAGCTCCGATGATAAGAGCACCAGCAATAACATAATAAGTAAGAAGTTCAATCATCAGAATCCGAAGGCTCCAAAGAAAAATACACTACCAGAAGTTGCATAGGATACAACTGCTGCAACGAAACCCATCATTGCAAAACGACCGTTCATTTTTTCGGCACGTTCTGCGTAGGTCTCATAGCCATAACGTTCTGCGTCAGTTTTTGAAACATACATTTGTGGCTCTCTAGCAAACATGTTTTGCTGGCCATACTCATTTGTAGTTACAGTCACGGATCTCTCCTGTGTGAAGTATTGTAACATTATATATGATTTCTTTACATTTGTCAAACTAGTAAGTGTCAGATCCATAACTGACACACACCTCTGGGTTCTCCTTACACCACCTCCTTACGAACCCATCAGGGTCAATCTCTAAGGAGTGATGAGCATGGTTGTGGAGTAACCCCACCAAGAGGAAAAATCCTATGATCAACACATTGAAGTGTGTCACAGGACTAAACAAAATAGATTTTAAATATTCTCTCATAAAAAAAGAGGGTCACTTAGGACCCTCTAATTATACTACAGTGTCAAGAGATCAGAAGTTGTACTTCAGACCCAGCTTAGCACCATAACCACGATCGATATCAGCATCACCAGAACCGATGAAGGAGACTTCACCGTATGCACCCAGTGCATCAGTCAGAGCCAGACCCAGACCCGCCTTACCAGAAGGAACGGTGTCAGAATCACCACCGTCAGGAGAGACGACGGAAGCACCTGCTTGGACGTAATACGAACCGTCTTCACCCAGAGCACCTTCATAGCCGACGTGGAGGTCGGTAGTTGCACCAGTGTAGTCAGCGCCAGTCCAGCCAGCGTTGGTTTCGACGTTTACGTATGGACCTGCAAGGGCAGCGCCTGCGGACATAGACAGAGCAGCAGCTGCTGCGAATACAGATTTGAACATTAGTTTTACCTCGTTTTTTCTCGTGGAGTTTGACCCACGGATGGAAAGGGAATCGACATACTCCCTGTTGTGTTACCGATTGTTACTTTAATTACTGAAAGACAAAAGGTGAAGTATTTATAGTAACAAACACTTAGTGTTTTGTCAACCCTGTTGTTCGGGTTGTCCCTGGGATGGATCGGATACCCGTCCCAGGTATGGATTAAAGTCCATTAACTCAGTGATTTCCATCTGAGCTCCAGCCTGTGACCAGAAGTTAAACTGAGCCTGATAGTTGCTCTTGTGGAATACTTCCACATGGTCTTGATGGATACTGGAGCCTAGATCGGTCTTATATAACAAAAGTGGAATGGCGTAAGTGTTACCAGAATTGTAGATGAGATCATCTGCAACAGGTCTTGGTCTCACGTCATTGTCAAGTTTGTACTGGTCACCACGACAGTGAAGACGGATCAGTTTCTCTGCGTGATGACGGGTGATAATATAACATGCTGTGGAGAATTCATTGACAAAACGTTTATGAATCTTGATGTTGATATCACCAGTACAGATGATTGAGATTTGAGTTACGTCCCAATCATATGGGATTCTACCAAAGAAGTCCTTCCATGTAAAGTTCCAAAACCTGACCAGATCAAGTTCACAATCATCTTCCATCATGATTGCATATGGTTCACCACTATCATAGAACTCTTTGATAGCCTTGAGGTGAGAGGTCACACAACCAATCTCACCAGGTGAACACATGTCAGGGTACCTACCCTTCAGAATGTGTCCCAGATCGTCGTCTCGACCATCGTAAGCAGACACACGGGTATAGTCAGTAATCTCCCAGTACTTGAACTGGTTCTCCATGTACTCCCATCTCTCGGGTTGTCCGTCGAGATTGATACAATAGATCTTTGGAAGACCTTGAAGTTTATATACGGCTTTGTTTTTATCCATTACAGTATTTCCCAATGGTCAGGGTACAAATCTTTTGTGTCTAAATGAGCATTGTTTGGTCCAAACCATTTGGAAGGAGCAACAACTCTACCACAGTTTGCCAACCAAGCACCCCACCATGAGAATGTAGAGTTGGCAATAATAAAGTCACTACACTGTGTCATCAGGTACAGATCATGATAGGAACTGTTACCATCAGACAGAAGGAATCTATCTGGTTTGAATAGTTCTTGAGCAGAAGCCCAGAATGGGTCATCAGTGAATAGAATTACTTCCCTGTCTGGGTCAAACTTACTCAAGGCTTTCTCGTACCATTCAAGAGAAAGGTTGTGGTGATTACCACTATTGATCAAAAAGTCTCCCCTACGAATATGTAAAGCAATGGGACTTTGATCAAGCACCTCATCAACGATAGGTTCACACTCTCCTTGAATTGTAGAGTTGAACTTAAAGTCCTGACGGATTTCATCTTCAATATGTTTGAAGTATTTCTCCGTCTGAAAGAATCCATACAGACTTACGTTATCTGGACACTCATGGAAGAGTTCTTCGTTGAAGTGGAACCGATGCTCTTGAACGACCGACCCACCTATCATACCACGTTGACACTGGATCGTAAAGGGATTGTCCAGTTCGATCTTGAGGAAGTTACCAATCCCATCATGAAATACTTCATCATGGTCAGGGATACACATATCGAATCCACGGTTGACTGCGATACCTTTGGTCGCAGCATACTGGAACATTTGATTTCCTAATTGTCCAGCCTTACCAAGATAATCAAATCCAATCATTTTTCATATCGTTGAATACTTTTGCAATACCATCCTGAAGGTTGGTCTTTGGTAACCACCAACCCATAATATAATTATTGGCTTCGTTTCTCTTGTCAAGTTGAACACTGTCCTTCGCAAGACCAGGATGAATCTTGATGGGTCTACCAATCATATTGAATTGACCCATAATGATCTGTGCAACTTCTTTGATACTTGAAGAATTGAACGATGTGATGTGAAGGGGATCCTCTGGTTTGAAGTCTGAATAGTTTTCCATGACTGTCTCCAGTGCCTCACAACAGTCTTCAGCATACAGGAACTGACGTTCTTCTGTACCATCAGTCATCATATCGAAATCACCGAACTCAAATCCCTTACGGATAAAGTCGGTGATAACGTGTGACTTGTCATGGTCTTTCTCGATACCATAGACATTCCAGAACTTAACAGTCAAACCTTTCAGAGACTTAGTGTAAAGTTCACCCATCTTCTTTGCGGCACCATATGGTGAGTGAGACATGTTACTCATCTGTGACGAAGCAAACACGAATCTCTTATTGTATCTCTCCAGGAGACCAAAGACATTCACCATCATCCTTGCATTGTTATCAAGGAACTTGAATGTGTGTTGATACTTCTTCAGGTAACGTGATCCACCGACATCAAAGGCGAGGAAGAAAACAAAGTCTGCTCTTTCTACCTCACGTT